GACTGACGCAGATAGCAACATGACCGCCGAAGAACACATTATCGCTTGGATTGAATCCAGCCGGCCGGAATATGACCGCTTGTTGCGTCTCTCGGTGCCCGGTAATTTCCGCACCGACGCGGAACGCGCAACCGAAGCGGCAAACCTTGCGATTTCTGCTTATCGGCAGATGGTCCGGAGCGGGGATGCATGGGCAAGCGATCATGACGCCAGCACAATCTTACGTGCGGCCGTGGCGCTCGCCGAATGGAAGCTAGAGCAATGAGCGCGCCGCGTTTGCTCGGTGAGATCACCGAAAAAGACGGGATGATCTGTCTGCAAACCGCGCCCCGCGTATGGTATCCGCTCGACGGTGCCAGTGGGATTGCTGCGGACTTTCGCGAGACATTCAACCGGCCGCAACGTTCCGATATCGGCAAACGGCTCTACACTCGCAAGGGCGTGCTTATGCTTGAAAACAACGAGCAAAAAGCGGCGCGGTTAGCGGAGCAAGTCTAATGGGGATCAGGACAATCCGGCAAGTGATTGCCGAAATTTCACCCGTTCCTGTTGTCGAAGCTTGCAAGCTTCGCGTGGGGCAATCTGTCAATTTCACGAATGACAACGGAGTGACATTCGGCCCGTACAAAATAATCGGTTTCGACAAAGGCGACGGCTTGCTATTCAAATACGGCAAGCACGTTTATCTCGATTTCGATTGTTACTGGTGCCCGGTTGCCGAGACAAGCTTAGAGGTGCTGCAATGAAGCGCGCTGATCTCTTGCGCGCCTTGAAAGGTTGCGGCGATGGCATGACCCTGCGCGATTGGTTCGCGGGGCAGGCTTTGGGCGCAATTGTCACGGCCACGTCGAATGGACAACACCAACCGGCCAGAGACGAGAGAAACCTAATCGAAGGCATGGCCCATGATGCTTATGAACTTGCCGACGCCCTTATGGCAGAGCGCGAGGCGATCGCGCGGGACGGTATGCAATGACACCACTTGACGCCCGTGAATGGCTCGAAGCGCAGCGCCTCGCAGGTAATCCCTTTGCCCGCGAACTTTTGGAAATGCTCGACGAGCAGGACCATTTGCGCGCCTGCGAAGATATCGTGACGGACCTAAAGAAAAAGGCGCCGGCCGATCTGGTCAAAAAATGGGACAAGGCGAACGAGCCTTGGCGCCTGGTTGAGTGGTTCGGAGATCGCGAGGCATTGCTTGCCGAAGTCGAAGAGGTGACGGCCGAGCATAGCGAGGGGGTCGATTGGCCCAACGGAACAAAGCCTGGCGACGTGGCCGAGCAGTTGCGGACTATGTTCATGTCGCCCCGCTGGCTGCAATACGATCTCTAGGGGCTTGCATTGTCTGCCGTAAGGGAACATACATCGCGACTTGCGGGGATGCTTCCGGGCCACCTCTAGCCAATGAAAAGCCCCGCCGAGCATGGGCACTCGGCGGGGCGGGTTGAACTGCCTTGTGGGAGCAGCGCGTGCTTGAACTACCCGACATTTTGAAAGGCTGCAAGATCTTTCCGTGCGCTCCCGGCACGAAAGACCCGGCAACGCCGAACGGGTGGAAGGACGCGAGCAGCGACTGCGAGCAAATTGCCGAATGGAACCGCATTAACCCTGATTTCAATTGGGCGGTGGCTTGCGGCTCTTCCGATCTCTTTGTGTTCGATATCGACCCGGCCGGCCTGGATTGGTGGGCGAAGCTGCTAGAGCGCGATCCCGCGGTTAAGTCGGCGGTAGATGCAGCATTCCAAGTCCGCACGCCGAAGGGCGGGCTCCATGTCTATTTCAGAGGCCACGGACCAAGCACGGCCAGCCGAATCGCGGAAGGCATAGACACCCGCGGCGGCTTCATGCGCGACGGCAAGATGGTTTCGGGCGGCTATGTGATCCTGCCGGGGTCAAAGACCCGCGCCGGGCCCGGCCGCGTGGACGGTTCCTATAGCGCGCTGCCGGGCGGCTCGATCAATCCCCTACCTGATCACATGAGGGCGATTGTTCCCGCTCGGCAGAAGACCGACACTCTCGGGCTCGACAAAAATCCCGACGCCGACCAGCCGCGCAACGTGCAATGGGCGCTCGACCTGATCAAGAATTACGTGGCAAGCGGCCGCGTCTCGATCGAAGGCAAGGGCGGCAACAACACCGCGTTTCAGGTAGCCGCCTCGATCCTCGATAAAGCGATCTCGCCCGGCTTGTGCTTCGAACTCCTATGGGAGCACTGGAACCCTCATTGCTCGCCGCCTTGGGATGATTGGGAACTAGAGCAGATTGTCCGCAATGCGGCGAACTACGGCGAAGACACCGAAGGCGGGGTGAAGGGCTTCCAAGCGAACGCCGACGCCTTCGCCGGTTTTCTCGGGCAGGAATTCGAACCGCCGACTTCGGCCGAGCGCGGCCGCGACAAAATCCAATTCCTGCACACCTACGCCGACAACGTGCAAGACCCCACTTGGCTTATCCCTGGAGTGTTGCCGGCAACCGGCATCGGCATGATCTACGGTGAAAGCGGGAGCTACAAATCCTTCCTGACGCTCGACATGGCACTGTGCCTGGCTTTCGGAATTCCCGGCCAGTGGAATTCGCCCCCGGTGCAAAACGATGTGCTTTTTCTCGCGGGCGAAGGTCCGGTGGCGACGGCAAAGAAACGCTGGCCGGCGTGGATGGAATGGCAAGGCATCGGTGCGCGGGACAGTCACCGCTTCCTGATCAAAGACCGCGTGCCCTTCTACACCGACACCGACGCATGGGAGCATGTGAAGGCCGATCTCGCAGAGTTGAAGGCCAAGCCGTCGCTGATCGTGATTGACACCTTAACGCGGCTGATCACCGGGCTAGATGAAAACTCGGCCAAAGATGCGAGCATGATCACGAATTTCATGGAGCAGCTTGCCCGCTACTATGAATGCTTTGTGCTCGCCGTCCACCACACCGGCAAAGACCAGAACAAAGGCGCCCGCGGTTCGAGCGCATTTTATGCGAACATGGACACCGTGCTTTCAACAAAGCTGAAAATCGGCGGTACCGAGTTTCGCGTGCGCAAGCAGAAGGACGCCGATGTTTCCGACGATGTGAGTTATTTCGCCGTGAAGGAAATCGGCGCCTCGATTGTCCTGGAACGCTCGGCCGCACTTGCAGACGCCGACCCGAAAAAGAAATCCGGGAGCCGCTACAGTTGGGCGAGCACCGAAGAGGTTGTGAAGGTGCTCGAAAGTCTCGGCGGGGAAACCAGCGAAATCGTGCTGGCGCAGGAGATCGCCGGGATGCACGGTATCGAAAAAGAATTGGTCCGGAAACAACTCGACCAGAACGACGATCTCACCTGGCTACGGCCGGAAAAGGGAAAATGGTTAATACCGAAGCGGGAGTATGACCTGTGAGCGAATTTTGGAAAAGCGACACCTACGCGATCATCAAAGCGATGAAGCGCAACGGCAACCGGCCGGGGCTGATCGCCGAATGGAAGGACGCGATCGAGCGGTGGGCCATGCTGCCGGAAAACGTGCGCAATGCCGACGCTGCCGCCGTGCGCACCTGGCTTCCCGCGTGGCAACCTCGCCCATTCTACACCGCGGCTGAACTCGCCCCGCTATGGCCGGCGCTCGCGGTTGCGGTAGGGGCTTCCATGCACCTCGCCCGGCCGAAATCATCCATGCGGCTGGCAAACGAACTCGACTTCGGTGGGCTTCCCCGTCTCTGGCTGGAAGATAGCCGGGCGAGCGACTATTTCATTGTCGAGCGAATTCACCATTGGGCTGGTCGGATGGTGACAGTAGAGGAATTTCGAAATGCACTCGGTTGAAGAAATGTGCGTTGCCGGCTGCACCTCGCGCCGGGGCGTGCGCTATTGGGAAGAGCAAGGATTGCTCGGCACCGTGGAACGCACCGAAGGCGGCACGCGCCGGTTCACGGCCGCGCAGCTTGACAAGGCCCGGATCATCGCCGCAGCACAGTTCGGCGGCTGGTCGCTTGACGAGATCAAGCAAATGCTGATCGAGTGGGGTGAGGAAGTTCACGAGGCAATCACCTATCGCTTGTCCGAGCAGATGCGCGCGGCAATCCGGCTGGTTGAGCAATTGCCCCAACCGCCCGCGAAGCCAACGGAGTATGACCTGTGAAACACGGAACCGGAACACCGACCGAAACGGGCGTTTATTGCGCACAGGTTTACTATGGCTGGCGCGTTCTGGAATGGTGCGCGGGTCGCTGGTGCTACGATGGCGGTTGGGCGCACTGGCAGGCCGGAGAACCTGTCCAGTGGATCGGCCCGCTCCCCGAGCGGATTGGTGGCGCCACTCCCCCACCAATTCTCGGACAAGACCCGAAAATGGAATATGACCTGTGAAAATGACCGTTACCGAGAATGGCAACAATTTCATTCTGCACGTCCCGAGCGCGCAGAAAAAGCAGGTGGCGAACCTCATGAGCTATCGTGGCCTCACCTTCTCTACCTCTGCGTCAAGCAGAGAAGAGGCCGTGCTCTGGTCAACCAATCCCTATTCCTTGGCCGATCTCGCCGACCCGACTTGCCCCAAACTCGCCGCCTACAAGCGGCAGATAGAACTATCCCGCGCGCTCGACGGTATCGGCACGAGGCGCTTACCGCCCGGCAAGGAACTTTGGGATTACCAGAAAGCCACGCTCGATTATCTGCTATCTCGCGGCGGCGGGATCAACGGCGATCAGCCGGGGCTCGGCAAAACCCCTACAAGCATCGCCTACGCAAACGAGCGAGAATTTCAGCGTATCCTTGTGATCGTGCCGGCATCGGTGCGGCTGCAATGGGGTGAGAGGATCCGGGAATGGTCAACAATCCCCCGGTGTCATGTCTCGGTCATGCTCAAGGTGAAGGATGGAATTCACCCGACCGCGCATTACCAAGTGATCTCCTACGACGCTGCACGCAATCCGGCGATCATCCGGGCGATCTCGAAATACAAATGGCAGTTGTTGATTTGCGACGAAGCGCACAAAATGAAAAATATCGACGCGCTCACCACTCGCGCCATTCTCGGAAATTCCCGCGGCGAATATCAGCACGGCGACGAGAAGATGAAGGCGATCGCTCACTACTGCGAAGAGCGCCTGGCTTTGACCGGCACGCTGCTACTCAACCGCCCGAGCGAGTGCTACAACCTGATCCGGTTTTTCGACCACGAAGCGATCGACTTCATGAGCGAAGAAAAATTCAAGGAACGCTACAACCGCCAAGCTGACATGAAGACCATCGAAGGCAAGCGGTTCAAGCTGGAAAGCACGAGTTTGGAACTGGAATTGCAGAACCGGCTGCGGGTCAATGTCATGGCTCGGCACGAGAAAAAGGACGTGCTCAAGTTCATGAAGCCACCGCGCTACGCGATCGTGAAGTGTGAGGCAGATGGGGCGGTTCGAGGCGCGCTCGACGCGGAAGGGATGCTCGGGCTCTCGATCGACGAGATTCAGACCACCAAGGATTTTGAAATTCTCGGGCACATCGCCGAAGCCCGCAGGCTCATGGGTGTTGCTCTCGCGCCGCAAATCGTGGACTACGCAATTGATTTTCTCGAAGGCAGCGACGAAAAGCTGGCAATCTTCGGGTGGCACCTGGAAGTGCTTTCAATTTTCGAAGAACAATTGTCCCGGTTCGGCACTGTCCGGATCGACGGTTCGAAATCGCCCCGCGCACGAGAAAAAGCGGTTGACGATTTCGTAAACCGGCCTAACGTAAGGGTCTTCATCGGCAACATTCAGGCAGCGGGAACAGGTCTGGATGGTTTGCAACAGGTTTGTTCCCGGTGCTACTTGGCAGAACCCGATTGGGTGCCGGCTCAAAATGAACAAGCCGTTTCCCGTCTCGACCGTATCGGCCAGGAGAACCTAGTAACCGCGGAGATTTTTGTGGCCCCCGGCTCGATCTCCGAAAAAATTCTGGTGAAGGCACTGGAAAAAATGAACGTGATACACCGCGTTCTCGACGAGAAGGAAAAGTGAAAATGAGCGAACCGAACAACCCCTACCCGATGCACGTTGGCATCGTGGTTACGAGCGCGGCACAGCTTGCCAGCGTTTACGCGCTGCTTGGTGCGTCGGCTCTGGCTGGTGCGATGGCGGCTCCTGCCGTTGCCGCGGCTGCGGCGCCCGAACCGGCCCCTGCCGCTGCGGCCGAACAGCCGGCTCCCGCTGCGGAAGCGCCCCCGGCTGCGGATAGTGATGAGGTGGACGCTGGCGGCTGGCCGTGGTCGGCCGATCTCCATGCTTCGACCAAGGGCAAGACCAAGGACGGCTATTGGCGAATGAAGGTCGGTGTCACCCGGCCGGCCGATAAGCCGGGTTTTTCGCCGAGTAATGCCGCTGCTGCGGCGCCGGGATCCCCGGAAGCTTCGCAGTCCGCATCTGCCGGCAATGCTGGCTCGGCGGCTGCACCCGCTGCCGAAGCATCTTCGGACGACGACGACGACGAATTCGCCGCGTTCCGTGAAGCTGCTGCGAAGACCGATGCCGAAGCTGGCGCGGCCGCTGCTGCTGCTGCCGTCCCGGCCCGCAAGTGGACCGACGCCGATCTTGGCGCGCTCTGCAACCAGGCGGCGGTGAAGCTTGGCGATCCTTCGCCGATCAAGGAAATCATCGCGCAGTTTGTCGCCGAAGGCGAAGTGGCCCACAGCCGCAACATCGCCGAAGACAAACGCGCCGATTTCGCCGCCGCGGTCGAGGCCAAGGCGGGGATCACCTTCGCCGGCTAACGAATGTCCGACGCGCGATCCTACCCCTTCGCGCGATCGGGTCGCCCCGCTGGCAGACCGGGGAAAGTCTGCCAACCACGATGATTTAGGAAGTAGCCATGATCGAACTCGAACATTCCCCGCTAGGTGGGAGCGGAGCGCACCGCTTCATGACATGCGCAGGCTCGTTTCTGCTGCATCGCGAGCAGTTGCAAGCCGGCACCTTCGAGAACATCGAAAGCGAATATGCCAAGGAAGGGACCGCCGCGCACGAGTTGTGCGCCAAGGCGGTGGCGATGGGTCTTGAACCTTTCGAATTCCTGGGTGAGCAGTTCGGTGATTACATCGCCGGCTGGCCCGATGGCCTTTCGCTCGACGCTGCCCACATCTATTTCAACGAGTGCATGGGGATCCTCTCGCGTCGGCAGGAACAAGGCCGGTTGCTGATCGAGGAAACCATTCACCTTCCCGAAATTCACCCGCTGCTGCGCGGCACCGTGGACTTCGGTTTCTGGTCCCGCTCGGACGGTGTTTTCCTGCGGGACTACAAGAATGGCGAAGGAATCGGGGTCGCCGCTTTCCGGAACCGGCAGTTGCTCTACTACGCCTTCATCATGATCATGTCCGACCAGTGGCTTCGCGCCGCGGACAGGTCCATGAAGGTTTCGCTCGGGATCGTGCAGCCGAATTTCTACGGGGTGTTTGAAGAGCCCGACATTTGGGAAACCACGCTCGGCGAAGTGCTGGATTGGGGCCACAACGAATTGCTCCCCCGCATGAACTCTCTCATGATCGCCGACGCGCCCACTTTCGAAGATTTCACAACCGGCGAGCATTGCCAGTTTTGCCCGGTCATGCTCGAATGCCCCAAAATGCAGAAGGCGTTCAACGAATACGCCGAAGCCAGCGAGGATTTTATCGCCATGCTCACCAACGAAGAACTCGATCGCTACTACTCCGAGCGTGAAAACGTGCGCCGTTTCATGAAGGTGGTGGAAACCACTGTTCACGCCCGGCTGATCGGCGGTGGGGTGATCCCGAGCGCCAAGCTGGTGGAAAAGAAAGTTGCCCGCGTATGGAAGCCCGGCGCCGCTGCTGCGCTGCAAGCCGCATTCGGCGACAAGGCATACAAGGCCCGCGAACTGATCTCCCCGGCCGGTGCCGAGAAGCTTTCCAGCCGCGGCAAGGAACTCGCCCTGGAATTCGGCTACAAGCCCGAGAGCGCGGCGTTGTCCGTCGCTCCGTTGTCCGATCCCCGGCCGGAAGCGAAGCCCCGCACGAACGCCACCGCGTTCGCCAATTTCGAGCAAACGCCCGAGCAAGCGGGTTTCTGAAATTCCCCTCGCCGATTGGTCCCCTTGGCGAACCGGGAAATCTCAACGAAGGGACAAAAGGAAATACCGATGGCTGAAACTCACCGCTATACGCTGATCAAGCCGGCCCGCTTGCTGTTCGAGTCGATCACGGCGAAATCGGCACCCCGCGGCGTCCAGAATGCCACTCCCAAGTTCTCGGGCACCTTCGGGATCGAGGAAGAGGATTTCAAGGCGATCGTCGATATCATGGTCAAGGGGATCACGGCCGAACTCGGCTCATTCTCCGGAAACCCGAACGACTATTACCTGGCTTGCATGAGCGGCACCACGGCCGGAAAGCGTGCGATCGCCAAGGCCGAACTCGACGCGCAGGGCAAGGGCGCCGATGAAGCGTTCAAGATCAAGGAAAAGGCCGAGAAGCGCGCCGAACTCTACAAGCCCTACGCCGGTATCATCACCGCCTCGTCGCAGTTTGATATCGAACTGGCGAAGCTGGAAGCCGGCAAGATCGTGGATATCCCGGCCGAAGAGCACGCTCGCGCGCAGGCCGGCAAGGATCTCTTCTATCCCGGCGCATACGTGGTCCCGGCGCTCGCCTTCAAGGCGTTCCGTCGCAAGACCCTCGACGCCAAGGATGGGGTGACTGCCTACTTGCAGAATTGCCTTTTCATCCGGAAGGGCGAGCGCATTGCCGGTGCTGGTGGACCGGGGAACAACGAAGTGTTCGGCAGCTATGCCGGATACTCGGACTATGATCCGACCGCCAACGCCCCGTCGAATGCCGATCTTGAGGAAGATGCGGCGTTCTAAGCTACCCGCCCGCTGGCAGACCGGGAATAGTCTGCCGCTTTTTCTTTGTGGGAGAAAAGACATGCGCTTGAAAGCTATCTGGTGCTTGATTTGGCACCGTCACCAAAATTTCGGCGGTAAGAAACCGAGCGCGAATTGTCGCAAATGTGGCATGTATTTTCGCTGGCCGAGCGATAAACCGGGCTGCTTCAAATCCAATCCGGGCCCCCAATCTCGCGCTGAAAATGATTGCGCACATTGTCCGGTGAGTGCTCAATGTCTGCCTTAGAAATCCAGACCGGACTAGGGAAACTAGTCTGCCAATCTTTTCTGTGGGAGAAAAGTCATGGGTAGAATCAGAGGTCGAACACTGACCGGGGTAAAATCATATTTATCCGCAGCGCACCGATGCCGGGATAACGGAACAATACACGGCCACACTTGGGAAATAATTGTGTGGTTTAATAATCAACCCCGCCGGGATGCGCGAATTCTTAAACAGCAGATAGAAGATGTTCTGAGTCAATGGGACCACGGTATTTTACCCGATGAATTAGCTTGGGCAGAAGATATTTGCCTGTATATTTCCATGATCGAAGATGTGGTCGCAGTTGAAATTTCCAGGCCACATGAAGGTTTGCTAGCTCGGTGGGAATCAAGATGATCCCTTACCATGGTACTCCTATCACGCCGGACACATGCGCAATTGAAGCGTTGAAAGGAGGTCACGGATTTGTGACCTATGCAACGCCACAGCAAATTCGTCTGGTAGCAGAACTATGTCAGTCCTTCGCAATTGACAATGGCGCCTTCATTTTTTGGAAAAACGGAAAACTACCAAACTGGGAAAAATTTTACGCTTGGCTTGCCGAATGGATTTTTCATCCTCGACTGGATTTTGTAGTTATTCCAGACGTAATTGAAGGTTCTGAAGCCGAGAACGACGCTTTAATAAACTCATGGAAATACAGCGAAAGTAAAGGTGCGCCCGTCTGGCATACAAATGAAAGTTTTGAGCGCCTGCAACGTCTAGCCCGTTCCTTTCCGCGTGTATGTATTGGCTCAAGTGGTGAATACGACGCGAGCCGGGTAGGTGCATATATCGCGCATGTTCGACGAGCGCTCCGGACAATTTGTAATTTCCAAGGATATCCGATTACAAAAATACATTTACTTCGAGGATTAAACCCGAAAATTTTCACTCAACTTCCCGCTTCGTCGGCTGATAGTACAAATGTCGGACGCAACATCGGATTAGATAGTTCTTGGAAAGGAACTTACCAACCTAAGAGTAAAACTGTCCGTACACGAATTTTAGTAGATAGAATCGAATATTTTAATTCTGCGTGCCGTCTCGAAATGGAGTATGACCTGTGAGAAATCGCTATCCAGGCCCTTGCTATCGGTGCGGCGAGAATGTCGAAGCCGGCGCCGGGCACTTTGAACGGTTCGGCCGCATTTGGCGCGTGCAGCACGCGGAATGTGCGATAAAGTTTCGAGGCACACCCGACCCGGAACGTCAACGGTTAATCGGACGGAATAAACTCGCAAAGATGCAAGGCACAGGACGCGGAGCGCAAAAAGCGAGAGCGCGCTACCGGAAACTGATCGAAGGGGTAGAATTCTAATGAGATACGTTGTCGCCGACTTCGAAACCGCCAGCCGGGCCGACTTGCAGAAAATCGGCGCGTGGAAATACGCCGCCGACATGAGCACGTTTCCGCTCTGCCTGTCCCTGAAAGTGGTCGTGGACAAGCAGCCGCAGCCGACGCGCAGCCTTTCGGAAAAACAGCTTCACGCGCTCGATCCCGAGCTTATGGAACTGGCCCGCGATCCCGCGGTGATTTTCATTGCCCACAACGCTGGCTTCGAGCAAGCGATGTGGAAGTTCCACATGGTCCCGATGGGCTACCCGGAATTGCCGCCCGAGCGGTGGCACGACACTATGGCCGTCGCCGGCATGAAGGCGCTCCCGCTCGGGCTCGACGCACTCGTAACCGCGCTGGAACTGCCGGTGAAAAAGGACATGGATGGGCATCGGCACATGCTGGTGATGTGCAAGCCTGACAAAAACGGCGGTTGGTCGCAGCACAACGACTACAACCTGAAACGGCTCTCCGACTACTGCGACGAGGACGTGAACGCGCAATACGGCGTCTATGTCGCCACGCAAGGGCTCGGGCTCTCCGAGCGGGAAACGTGGATCATCGACCAGAAGGTGAACCAACGCGGGATCAAGATTGATCGCGAATTCGTTCACGCCTGTATCGACGTGCTGGATCAGGTGCGAATTCCCATGACCGAGCGGTTCCGGGAACTAACCGGGCTTAATCCGACGCAACGCGAGAAAATTCTGAATTGGGTAAATGATCAAGGTGTGCCTCTCGGTGACATGCGCAAGGCCACGCTCGATGCAATCTTGGATCCTGACGATGAATTCGGGATCGAGGATTTTTCCGAGCCGCTACCTTACCACGTCCACGAAGTCTTGACCCTGCGGCGATCTCTCGCGTCTTCGAGTGTGGCGAAGCTGGAACGTATGTTGGAGTGCGCCGGCATGGACGGCCGCGTGAGGTATGCGACACAATACCACGGCGCCCGCACCGGCCGAGACGCCGGCCGACTGATCCAGGTCCAGAACTACCCGCGAGGCGAGATCGGGGATCGGCAAGGGCTCACGGCCGACATTCTCGCCGACGCGATCATGACCCGCAACGTGGACCACATCAAAGAGATTTGGGGCGACGACATTTTCTCGGCGGTGATATCGTCGCTGCGGTCCTGTATCGTGCCCGAGGAAGGCAA